AAATACAGAGCTAAAGGTGGCATGATGTCAAACCTTAGCAAAGGTATAAAAAATATAGGTAAATTTAAGTAAACATAAATTAAATAAGGTGGCGTATTTAATATCAAATATCCCGCAGTTTAAATGCTGGGTAAGAAAAGAGTTTACAACTAATCATCAACACGGGCATGGTGAGTACCTCCATGCTCTTGCTTTTGCAGTCAATACAATCCCAGATAGATCTTTGTCCTTTCAAGTGGTTTTTACAGGCTGTGAAACAGATTTTGAGGGTTATCCAGATGAAAACGTGCACGGTGGAGCAATGTGGGCCCGTATGCCAATTCAAGCTCTAATAGGCGATATACCGTTAGCTGAGTGGCCAAAACCCATGGAGGATCATTTAGCACAACCCTGGGACTGTCTTAGTCATCATCATAGTGTAGTTACCATGGATCGGGTGAGCTCAAGTCCTTGGTTTTGTAAAATAGATGGCGAGTTTTACATGGGCAAGTACATGTTTACGGTTGACTACACTGAACACTCAATAGCAGATGATCCTGCACAACACAAACAAAGTCATGTTTTATATTTAACAGACGCAGGTGAATATACTGGTAACTTTGTTGCATTACCAAATAATAGAGTGAGAGCAACCAATCCAGCCTTATGGAGAACGGGTGAAGGAGCTCCAGATTTTTCACCTAGTCAGTGGGTGCACTCTGCTGAGGCACATGAAAGTTACACAGATCCGACCATAACATTTGACAATTTATATGCACCAGAGGAAGATAGAGAATAATTATGGCATTATCTGGAAGTAAAGACTTTGAACTTGACGTAGCTGACTATGTTGAAGAGGCGTTTGAGCGTTGTGGCTTGGAGCTTAGAACTGGCTATGATTTAAAAAGTGCAACTAGAAGTCTTAATCTTATGTTAGCAGAGTGGGCAAACAGAGGTCTAAATCAATGGACAGTGCAAGAAAAAACACTAGACATGGTAAAAGATACTGCTACATACAATATAGATAGCACAAATGCTACAGCACCAATTGATGTGCTGGATGTATTTATTAGAGAAACGGTTGGCACTGAAACCACTGATTTACCATTAACAAGATTAAGTAGAGCTGAGTATGCACACATTACAACTAAATCTAGCACAGGAAAACCAAATCAATATTTTATCAACAAACAAACTACACCAACAATAAAAGTATGGCCTACTCCGGATAAATCTAGCACATACGTCGTGCACATGAATGTTTTAACAAGAATGGATGATGCAGATGCAGGTGCTAACACACTTGATATGCCTTTTAGGTTTTATCCTTGTTTAGCTGCTGGTCTTGCTTATTACATATCTCTAAAAAGAGCGCCTGAACGAACAGGATTGCTCAAGGGTTTATATGAAGAAGAGTTCCAAAGAGCTTTGTCTACAGACGAGGACAGAGCATCGTTTAACATCACACCTAATTTAAGGAGTTACAACAACGCATAATGGCTTTTGCATCTGGTAAAAATTCATACGGTATCTGCGATATATCTGGCTTTAGGTACAAGTTACGCGAAATGCGTAAAACTTGGGATGGTTTGTTGGTTGGTCCAGACCAATGGAACGCAAAACATCCTCAACTACAACCCAAACCATCTGCTGTTGACCCTCAAGCAGTAAAAGATCCTAGGCCAGATACAGCAGATGATAATTCAACTTTCTTGGTTTATACCAATGTTGGTGACGGTAAATTAGGTAGTGTTCTAACAACATTTTCTGTCAGCACTAGTGTTGGCGAGGTTTCGGTAACAACATGAGTTTTACATTAGGCACACTAAAAACTGCAATACAAGATTATTTAGAAGTATCTGAAACAACATTTACATCACAGTTACCGACTTTTATTACAGAGGCAGAAGATCGTATTTTTTCATTTGTGCAACTACCAGAGCAAAGAAAAAATGTTCAAGGTACCTTAACATCTAATAATAGATTTCTTGCTACACCTACTGATTTTTATGCACCTATGAGTTTAGCAATAATAAGCTCAAGCACATACGATTACTTAGATTACAAACACCCATCATTTATTAAAGAGTTTTCACCAGGCACTACTCAAGCAAAGCCTAAATATTACTCTTTGTTTGATGAAACAGCTTTTGAGGTTTCGCCTTTGCCTGATGCAAATTATACGGTTGAACTTCATTATCTACATAAACCAGTCTCTTTGACTGCTGGTAGCGACTCAGGCACGACATTTTTATCCACAGACTATAGTGACGCTCTGTTGTATGGTTCTTTGGTTGAAGGTGCGTTATTCCTTAAGGAGCCATCTGATGTTATCGCACAGTTAGAGGGGCGATTTAAGGAGGCGATAGCCAGAATGAAAAACACATCAGAAGGTCGTGGAACACGCGACGAGTATAGGTATGATTCAGCTCGCTCTAGCGTGAGCTAGTGGGTAGAATAGAATCTTTAGAAGGTAAAAGTATTGCTTTAGTTGGACTTGGTATATCGCAAGTCGATTTTGCGATTGGTCTACAAAATGGTAGAACTTGGGATGAAGTATGGTGTATCAACTCAGCAGCATCAACTTACCCGGCAGATCGCATATTTATGTTAGACCCAGCAAGTAGATTTTTTGATAGTAATGATGCCGGTAAACAAACATCTGTTATGTGTAGGGTTTTAGAACAAACACAAACACCTGTTTATACATGTGAGTTAGATTCTAGAATTAATAATCCAGTTCTTTATCCTGTAGAAGAAGTTTGTAATGCAACAAAATGTGCATACTTAAATAACACAGTTGCTTATGCGATTGCTTTTGCTTTGTTCAATAAAGTTGGCAGACTTGATTTGTTTGGTATAGATTTTTCATACAAAGAAAATATGCACTTTGCTGAGGCAGGCAGAGCCTGTGTAGAGTTTTGGATTAGCAAATGTATGAGTGAAGATATATTAATAGGTATAAGTGGTAGATCTACTGTTTTAGACAGTAATGTTCCTGCTACTGAAAAATTATATGGTTTTCATAGATTAGATAAACCTTTAGTAGCAGTGCCACATGAAGGCAGATTTATTATTGGTCCTTATCAAGAAATAAATAAACAACTAGAACAATACGGTTTAAAAATAGATGAGGATGTGGTTCCACCAGAACCATACAAAGGATGAGTGTTGAAAGCGATTTTATTTTAGGCAAGGTTGATGTCACTACTACAGAGGGTAAGGGACATGATGCAGAGTTTTGGGCGGCTCAAGCTACTAAGAAAATATGTGAGATTTCAGATAATGCACCAGAGCATATAAAACAGCAGGCTTTGGCTTTTCAAAACCAAGTTTATACTGTAATCTTATATACTATAAAAAATGCAATTAAGTCACAGAACACAACTTATGCAAATTTATTAGAAAAACAAGGCCACAGCGACATGGCTAAAATATTGAAGGAGCTATAATGGCAATAACATCAGCAATTTGTACGAGTTTCAAACAAGAGTTACTCGTCGGCACTCATAATTTTACAGCGTCTAGTGGCAACTCTTTTAAGTTGGCTCTCTATACTAGTTCTGCAACATTAGGAGCTGGAACTACAGCATTTACCACAACAGGCCAAGCGTCTGGCACAAACTATACATCAGGTGGGTCAGCATTGACTAACGTTACACCTACCACATCTGGAACTACTGCTTTGTGTGATTTTGCAGATTTAACGTTTAGTAATGCTACAGTAACTGCTAGAGGTTGTTTAATTTATAATGATACAAACTCTGATAAGGCAGTATGTGCTATAGATTTTGGTGGTGATAAGACTTCTACAGCAGGCGATTTTACAATCGTTTTTCCTAGTGCTACAGCAACAGGCGCAATAATTAGGTTAGCATAGATGTCGCACCATGCCGCTATCAAAGTTAAATTTTAAGCCTGGAATAAATAAAGAAGAAACTGACTACTCAAATGAAGGTGGTTGGGTAGATGGCGACAAGATTAGGTTTCGTAAAGGTAAAGTTGAAAAAATTGGTGGTTGGGAAAAACTCTCATCTAACACCATAATTGGATCAGCTAGAGCTTTACATTCATGGATTTCGTTAGAAGGTCGTAAATACTTAGGCATTGGCACGACTAATAAATATTACATTGAAGAAGGCTCTACCTACAATGATATTACACCTATAAGAAAAAACACCACAAACTCTGCGACTTTTGCAGCAACTAACGGATCATCAACACTCACTGTAACAGATGCTAGTCATGGTGCTGTAAATGGTGATTTTGTAACCTTTTCAAGTGCAGTAAGTTTAGGAGGAAATATTACTGCTGCTGTTTTAAATCAAGAGTATCAAATTAATTTAGTAACAGGCACAAATACTTATGAAATAACAGCTAAAGATACTAGCGACACAACTGTAACAGCTAATTCAAGTGATTCAGGAAATGGTGGATCTTCAACTGACGCAGCTTATCAGTTGAACTCTGGACTTGATTTTTTTGTGCAATCTACTGGTTGGGGTGTTGGTACATGGGGTGCAGGTGCTTGGGGTTCATCAACAGCCTTATCAGATACAAACCAACTACGCCTTTGGACGCATGATAATTATGGAGAGGACTTAATAATAAACCCAAGAGCAGGAGGAATATTTAGGTGGATAGAGAATGATGATGTTACAACAAGAGCAGTTAATTTAGCTACCACTAGTGGTGCAAACTTAGTACCAACAAAAGCATTACAAGTAATTACATCCGAAACAGATAGACATTTAATTGTCTTAGGAGCTGATCCTATTAGTAGTGGTTCTAGAACAGGTACTTTAGACCCAATGTTGGTTGCATTTAGCGATCAAGAAAACCCATTACAGTTTGAGCCATTGTCAACAAACACCGCAGGCTCTTTGCGATTATCGTCTGGCTCTTCAATCATAGGCGGTTTAAAAGCTAGACAAGAAATCTTAATTTGGACAGACACATCTTTGTATTCTATGAACTTTATTGGGCCACCACTTACTTTTGCTATAAATTTAATAAATGAAGGAGCTGGTCTTATTAGTCCAAAAGCAGCTGCAAGTTCACCTAAAGGTGTCTTTTACATGTCAAAAAAAGGTTTTTATTTTTACAATGGAGCAGTGCAAAAATTACCATGTAGTGTGCAAGATTATGTGTTTTCTGATTTAGATGAAAGCCAGGCTTTTAAATGTTTTGCTGGTTTAAATGAGGAGTTTTCAGAGGTTTGGTTTTTTTATCCCTCTTTATCTGATAATCAAAATGAAATATCTAGATATGTTATTTTTAACTATGAAGAAAACTCTTGGAGTATAGGAACCTTAGAGAGATATAGTTGGCTTGCCGCAGGCGTTTTAGATAAGCCATTGGCAGCAGGCGAAGAAAGCACGACAAAACGCATATATGAACATGAGGTAGGTTTTAACGATGATGAAAGTGCTATGAGTGGTGTATTTGTAGAGTCTGCTGATATTGATATTACAGATGGTGATAGATTTGTGTTTTTAAAGAAAATATTGCCAGACATACTATTTGTAAATGAAATAGGCACAAGTCAAAATGCTGCTATCAATGTTGTTGTAAAACGCCGTGATTTTAACAATTTAACTCTTGCAACAGATTCGACTACTCAGATTACCTCTAGCTCTACTTTTGGTTCTTTGCGAACCAGAGCAAGACAGTTTGTTTTAAGGTTTGAGTCAGATGATGATAATACAGAATCTGACAGAAAAAATTACAAGTGGAGGCTTGGTAGCACACGCGTAGAAGTTCAACCATCAGGACGTAGATAATGAGTAAATTATTACCTACACAGTTACCTTTAGCAGATGGTGACATGGTTTCTGCTAACACATTCAACCGACTTATTAGAATATTAGAAATTAACCTAGGGTCTGTTGATCCAGATAGCATAAAATCGTTTAACTCCACAGACATTAGCGAGTTGCAATTTGCTACAGGTGCTATTATATTTAACTCAACGACAGAGGTTCACCAAGCCTTTGATGGCACACAGTTTAGAAACCTGTATGAACATCAAACTTATCCGACTGGTGTCTCTGCAACATTAAGTATAGGAGCTGTAACAGTAAGTACACCATGAGCGCATTAGAAGAAAGTTTAAGAAAGGTTTATGGATTGGTTGGACCACAAGCAGCAACCACAACGTCACAAATGGCTAAGAAAGCTATGCAGCCTGCTACGCCTGGTGCAACCCCAAATTTACAAATGCAGTTGTTACCAGAAACAATTAGGCCTGGTGCAATGTCCGATTTAGAAATGCAGTTGTTACCAGAAACAATAATTCCTGGTGCAACCCCAGATTTACAAATGCAGTTGTTTGAAGGCGCAGAAAATATGTCAGAAGAGGACAGAGAAACTTTAGAATCAATGTTACAAAGAGCAGAACAAGTATCAATGGCTCCACTAGGACAAATTGCTCAAGAGTTAGCAATGCAAGGTGAGGGCGATGATACTCAGTTAGCTCATTTACGACCAGGTGAGGTAGTATTGCCACCAGAGTTTTTTGAGGACGAACAGTTTGAAAGCGCTGTAGAGAAAAAATTTAATGAACTAGGTTTAAATCC